TCGCCCCCTCTTCGAACGCCGACATAATCTTCGGCGACTTGGTCCAAACGACACCCGCGGCATCCATCCCGTCATTGCGATAAAACCGCCAGCGCCAGGTCTTCGTCATACGAAAACCAAGACCGCCCGATGCCGTTTGCCCGCGCATGGTCTTATACAGGCCGCGCGCCTCTTCCTTGATGGTTTCTTGAACGGCATCCGTCAGGTCCCGCTCCCATTTGCGCATCGTCTGCTTTAAATCACCCGACAGCGCCGCCTTGATCCGCATCGATCTATCCACCGACCACGCATTCCAAGGTCCAGATCTTGCGATCACCATCCCGGCGATCAGCGTCTGTCACCGTATAGGCAACACCCCCCACGGACATTGAGTCCCCCCGCGCCGCCGCCGACAGTTGCGACACGCGCGCTTCGAACACGCTGCTTTGCCCGCGGTGGCGGGTGTTGCCAAAGCCGCCCAATTCGGTATCCGGGGTTGCCGTCAGAAACCGCACCGGGTCCTGGACTGCACCACCGGCGGGTGTGTACGTCCCGTCAACGCCGAGCGTGCGAAACGCCGCGTCCAAGACCAGATCGAACGGATCGAACGGATCGCCCATCATTCACCCCATCTCAAAACACGAACGGCGTTCGTTTCTGCGAAAATTGAAAAACAAATCATCGGCAAAGAAAATCCGGGGCGACACCTGCCGCCCCGGACCAAAAAGGCAAACCCCTTAAAAGGATCCGTTCAGGCGAACCCGCGCTGACGTTGCCGCATCCGCGCCCGCGACAAGCGCAACGCCCACCTTGGTATTGGCGGTTGCAACACCGGTCACAACCTTGTTGGTGTCGTCCCAATAGACGGCGCCGCCCATCGTCACCGCCGAACCGACGGCGGTCGACTTGTCCATATCGAACACGCCGGTGGTCATCAGTTCCAGGTCCGTTGCGCCGATCGCGGCAGCGTTCACCGCCACGCCGAAGCACGTTCCCACCAGACACCCGGCACCGGACGCCACCGCATACGGTGCTGTGACCGTGACGGTATCACCGGGCTGCACATAGTTTTTCATCAGATCTTCCTTCGTCTCTAAACGACGGCGGGTGGGCCGAAGCCCACCCGATCCGTCAGGTCAGTAAGTGATGCTTTCAGGATTAAACCCGATTAAGCACCCGCGTTTTTGTCGAAGCCACGGTGATCAATCGGCGCGGCGGCAAAGTCCAGAACCGCCTTCATTTCGACACCTTCGACATCGAAGCCCTGACGGGTTTCCATACGAACGCCTTCCTGACCTTCCAGGTAGGAGTACTCGATGGTGTCGATTTGCGCCGGATCGGCGATCTGATACCACGCCGTGGTACTGTCCGCATCCAGACGCGCTTCGGTGATCACCTCATAAGTGCCCTTGTAGGGGTTGCCGTCGGCAACCTTCGTCGGCACCAGGTTGGTGGCATTGAACTGCAATGCCACGGTTTCCAACGCCACCGGCGCATAAAGAAAACGCGGCGCCAGGTTCAACACCGTTTCACCGTCCAGGCCGGTTTGCATGCGCATACGAGTGCGCCCCGAGCCAACCGTGGACACGCCAATCGCGGCGCCAGTCCCGGCAAGATTGCCGTGATCGGCATGGAACAGCGCCGTACCGTCCGACATCGCAGGGTTGCCGGTGATGATGCCGACAACAGCATCGCTTTCCGTTTCCGCTGCCGCACGGCCATACAACATCGGCATGCGGGTGAACGCCCCCAGATCATCGTTGATCAGGGTCTGACGGGTCACAGCGAAGATCTTGGCGTAGGTGGCCAGCGCATAGGTTTCCTTGCTTTCGGAAACCGTGCCGCGCTTGATCTCGCCGCCTTCGTTAACCTTCAACAGCTTACCGGCGCCGTCGAACTGAACGCGATCCATGTTCTTGAAATCGCGCGCCGTGTTGCGACGACAGAACGCCCGCCAACTTTGCGGCGTATCGCCATACGCCTGGCGCAGGACGGCACTGGCGGTGTTGGCCAAGATGATCGGGAAGTCAGACGTGCCGTGCAGGCCGCCCGCACGGGTGCCGTCGGTGTGCACGTTCAAGGCCATGGCGGCAATTTCCGCCGGGACCATGCCGCTTACATTGACGCCGGAACGCTCCAGCACATGACGCCCCATATCGACCAAGGACATGCCGCGATACTGACGACCGCCATCGGACAACTGGAATTGGTCCGGCTGGAAGCGGTGCATCATGGCGTCTTGCATATGCTCGCGGCGAAAGCGCACTTCATCGTGCGCGCTCGGATCCACGGCACGCGCCGGGACCACTTCCTGGGCCGCATGGCGCTCTGCGTTTTGGTCGATCAGCTGGCGACGCACTTCGTCGACGCCCACATTCTTGGCGATATAGTCGTCGGCCATGGCCTCGTCGAAGCCCATGCCACGCACCGCCGTACGAATGGCCGCATCGTTCGCGCGCGTTTCAGCACGGATCTGATCGGCATCGACAGCAGCCGGGGGCACGGACGGCGCCGGGGCCGTTGCTGGGGCCGTTGCCGGAACCGCCGCGCGGGCCCCATCAGCAACAGGGCCAGACGGCGTCGCCGGATCCGGCGCACCAACAACCGCGGCACCTTGCGGGGCAGCGGCACGATCTTCCTGACCGGCGGCGGCGTTTGCAGGCGCCCCGCCAGACTGGGCTTTGGTCTTGTCTGTCATAACTTCAGTCTCCAAGTTGCGGGCGGGTGCCCGGGTAATAAACTCACATTGATGGACCCGCGCCGCGCCATCGCTGACGCCCCGCGTGCCCGCATCGTCGTCGGCACCAACCGGCACCATCGACACTTCATAGGGTTGCCAGTCCACCGCACGGTAGACGGGAAGCTTCCCTTCTTCTTCGGTGACTTCGTATTTGCTCACCGAATAACCGACCGACACGTTTCGGATCACGCCCGCCTGGACGTCCGCCCAAACTTCCGCAACCCCGTCACGTTCCGAAAACTGCAAGATCGCACGGCCCTCTCCGCCCTCAATCCAAGCCTTGACCACCACCCCGATCACGCCTTCCAGGGAATAGCGAAAGTGCGTGTCGAGAACCGGCGCGCCGTTGTTCAAACGCGACAGGTCGACGTGCACCGGATCCAGCGACAGCTCTTCCATATAACGCTTGCCAGACCAACCATCGCGGCGCGGGACCGCCGCGCCCGCCGACCACACGACCTCAACCTGACGGTCCTGATCGTTTGCCGTACCCGGCACGACCGCGACGTCGCGGGTCTGCGTTGGCAGATCATGGATGCGCGGCGCACCGCCCTGCTGATTATCGTCCATGGCGTCAATCCTTTTTGTCTTTGCTGTCGTTTTCACTGTTGCCTTCGTCGGAGTCCTCATCACTGCCCGTCAGGGGTGGCAGGACAGAACCGTCCGGGCGCGCCTGGGTCAAACCGGCGCGCGAAACCTTGCGCGGGTCCGTATCCAGAACGATGCCCGCAGCGTCCAAGGCGGCGTTGGCTTCAGCGATTTCTTCGAAATGTTCATCCGGGTCGCGCCCCGTCGCCGCGACCGCCTGGGGCAATGACTTGCGACCCGCGCGGATCGCCGCATCCGTCGCGGCACCATCCTTGCCAGGATCCACCAAAATGCGTTCAGGCGGCGACCAAACCGCGCGCGGGATCGACACTTGCCGCTCCCCCAGCGCCATGGCAAGCGCATCCACACGCGACCAGGCGCCGCGCCCCAATTGGCCAATCACCTGGCGCTGCTGCAACACGTCCGTATACCCCCAGAACTCCGCCTTGCCCGCGCGCAAACTGGAATAGTTTGCCCCCGTCAAGTCGCCGGTCATTTGGTAATACGCCACCCCGGCGCCAGCGGCGGCGGCATGCAAGGACATCTTCAAATATTCGACGTCGCCTTCGGATCCCGAAGGCTGCCCGAACGTGACCTCTTCGTCAGCATCCATAAAGTTGATCGTGCCCGGGCGCATGGTTTCCACGCGATTGCCGGACTTGTCTTTGGTCGACTTCCCGGTCAGCGGCGTCCCACCCTTGGAACCACGCTTAACAAAAGCAACGAAGCACGCTTCAATCTTTTTCTTCACCAGGCGGGCTTCGTCCAGATCCGCGATGTCGCGCAGCTTCATCGCCGCGGGCGCCAGGATCGAAACCCCATGCACCTGACCGGGGCGCAACACCTCGAACATCGGCTGGATCGTGGCGGCGGGGACAAACGTACTGTGATACACCCGGCGGATCAGCGGCGCCTGATCGCCCGGATGCTGATCAAACAACCAGTATCCTTCGCGGCGACCATGGCGGTCGAACTGAACGCCTTGCATGATGAACCCGCCGTCTTCCAACGCCAGGCTTTTGTCCAGATCGATGTAATCCGGTTCCAACACACGCGCCTGCAACGGCACCTTCAAGTTCCAATTCGACGGGCGCGGCAGATATTGAACCAACGCTTGGCCGGACTCCGTCATGGTGCGGATCCCCAGGGCCTGCAGACCATAGAAATCAAGCAGCCCTTCCGGGTCGACATCGTCGGAAAACCAATCCCACCAATCCTTTGCCCGCTGTTTTTCCTTTTTGTCCTTTAACCCGGCGCGTGGAACCACACCGGTGCCGACCACATTGGTTTCCATGGTCCGCACAATCTTGGCGGCAAAGGGATTGTTGCGCACCAGGTCGCGCGAACGCGAACGCACCAACAACGCCGCCGGGCCGATCTCCGCGTTTGCCGACGTACCGGTCGCGGTCCAGCCATCATTGCGACGACCGCGACGCGCCAGGTCATAACCGCGCACCAATTCTTCCATTTCTTCAAATGCAAATTTGGCCGCGATCCGCTCTGTCGCCATGCGCGGCGAGACCATCTTTAGCATTCGATCGAATGTAGATACGCTCATTTACTCAATCCCGGCTGAACGCGATAAGGCTTTGGCTTTCGACACCATCCACCGACGCCGCATCCAACTGGCCGCGCACATAGGCGATTGCATCCTTCAAATCCTTAACGCTGTGAAACTCGACATCCTTGCCGTCGTAACTGACTTTCTTTTGACCCGCGGCCAGGGCCGCTTCCAGGTTGTCCAGATCCGATTGTGTCAACGCCATGACAAACCCACTTCCCTAATCTCGGTCCAGCCAATTGTCGCCATGACCACCCAACCAATCCCCGCCATCGGACGGGGCCGATGCCGTGCCGCCATCCTCTTCGACATCGTCTTCGTCGATCGCCGACGGCTGGAACAAGGCGTCCAGCGACAGCTGCGCATCCTCTTGCGCCGCGCCGCGCTCGTTTATCAACTCCAACCAGTCGTCGCTGTCCATCCGCGACAAACCCAAATGCTCCGCCGCCGCAAATGCATACTTGCGACAATCCAGGGCTTCGTTGCGCACCCCCGCCGCCAGCACCCATTCCTGGATCTCGCGCCCGCCCCGCACATGCGTGACCAGGTGTTCCGCCGTCAGCTGTTTGAAAAACTGTTCATCGTGACCGGTCGAAAAATGGCAATAGCCAAGCTCGAATTGCTCGTGCCCGTCCTTCGGACCTTCCTTGCGCAGGTTGGCGTACACCGTCGATTTACCGACCCAGTCACCGACCGGCCACAACATCACGCCGCCTTTGATTTTCTTGCCATCGAAGTCGACGTCCTGTTTGGTGGGCAAACCCAACAGCGGCGACAGATGCCCGAACACACCCTTGACCGCCATGGCGCGGGGATGGCGGCGCGTAAAGTTGTAAACCAATTGCGTGTTGTAACCGGCGTCGATAGCGATCATATCGATGGGCCATTTGCGACCCTGCCAATCGGGATAGAGACGCTCGTAAACTTCCGCCTTGAACGCCTTCCACACATCGACGCGTGACGTGTCGCCCTCAACGACCCCAAGGTCGATGCCCCAGCTGGTGCCGCCGACGCCCCAGGCCACGACCTCGTATTGCAAATAATCTTTTTGCACGTCGACGCCCGCGGTCAAGAATACCCCGCCCGCCGGGATCGTGCGCAGCGGGTAGCTTTCGCGACGCAACATCAGCTTGTCGGTTTCCGGCGCCTCGCCGCGATCTTCGTATGGCTCACCCTCAACCTGCTGGGTAAACACCTTCATCTTGCGCGGGTCGGCCTGGGCGCGCTCCCATTTATAGGCCAGCGCGTCCCAAGTCCCCAAGGCCGCATACAGTTGACTGATTTCGAATGACGGCTGGCGCCCATCGGATCCGCGTACATCGCTGCGCCAGTACGCCAACGCGTCCGCATCGAGAACATCCGTCGGCACCTCGCCATCTTCGGTCGGATAACACTTGACCCACGTCGCCACGCCACCGGCGAGCGCATCCTTGATCATGTCGCGCTTGTGGTGATGTTCGATCCGCTCGCCACATGCCGCACAGGTATACCCGGCGTGGTAAGGCGTCGCGTCGTTAAACACCATATTCGCCCAGCGCAAAACCTGATGCATCCCGCAATGGGGGCACGCCACGTAATAGCGCCGCTGATCGCCGTCTTCAAACTCTTCCGTAATACGGCACCGCCCCTTCAAACCGGGCGTTGACGGTTGGTAGATCTTTCGCGTTGCCTCATAGGCATCGGTGCGGGTGTCGGCCTGTTCGGACGGATCGCCGCGACCTTCTGTATCTTCCGGCCATTCCGACAATTCATCCTTGAACAAATAGCGCAACGAAAACGACTGCAGCCCCGCCGACGCATTGGCACCGAACAGCATCCAATACCCGCCGGGGAACGGCTTGTGATGAACCGTCGATCCGGTGCCATCGCGCGAGACCTGCGCCGCGACCTTGCGGTTCAGCGCGGGCGACGCTTCGATCGCGGGCTGTAACTTGGTTTTGATAAACGCCTTGGACGTGTCCAGCGTTGGAAAGTAAATCCCCATAGGCCCCGCCGCCACATCGGCGACGAACCCCATAAAGTTGATACCCACGTCGGTGAACCCCAACTGGGCGCCCTTCTTCACCGTCACCTTCCAACTGGGATGTGACGGTGACAGACAATCCATCACCTCACGCAGGTACGGCGTCGTGTCCGTCGACCACTGGCCGGGCTTGGGTGAGCTTTCCGACGACAAACGCCGACGATCATCGGCCCACTGCGTCACGGTCATTTCAGGGTCGGGCATCAACGCCGCGGCCATGATCTCCCCGACCAAGACCCGCGCGGCGAGATCGAACGCCGTCTGATCAAGCATGGTCGTCGCCCGAATAGCGCGCCGCCAGATCTTCGGCATACCCGCCCAACGCGTCACGCAAGGCATCCATCACAACAGTGCGCACTTCGCGCACGTCGGTCATACTGGCCACCTGTTCGGCGACATCGTCGGGAACCTTCAAAATCCGTTCACGCAGATCGCGCAAGTCACCGAACAACTTCGGCCCGATCACTTTGGCGCTGACCAGATCGCCCAACTGTTCGCGGCGCTTGGCTTCCGACGCGTCGGCATCCGCTTCCATCTTGCGCGCCCGGGCATCTTTGAACGCCTGGTCAGATGCCAGCGCCTGCTGCACCGCCGGATCCTGGACAACCCCTGCACCGGACGATGGCGCCGGGGACTTGGTCGCGTCAGCGCGCACCCCGTCCAAGACCTGAGCAACCGACCAATTGACCTTCCCATCAGGCGTCAAGGCTTCGGCGAACTTGCCGTCCTTACCCGTGACCTGCGTAGCCCAACCGCCGGAACGCTTCATCCGCCGCGCGAACTCCGCTTTGGAAATGATTTCGTCCGCACCATCATCCGCCGCATCGCGAACGCCGTTCGTTTTTGCAGCAGTGGCCATGATGTCCTTCGCACGCGACAGCCCGGCGGCTAGGACAAAAAGCCCAAGCCACCCAACACCGCACGCGCTGTGTTTAGGGCAAGCCTTCAAAAGGGTTTAATCGTTTAGGGTGTTCCAACCCTCACCCACTACCAAACTTCCGGGGTTCGCCCGCC